CATCAAAATTAACACTAGCTATAATTAAAATACCATTAATATTAAACATATTCTTTAATTTTGCTTAGAGCTTTTTGAATATTTTGTCTTATAGCTTCTCTCGTAACACCATATTGTTTCCCAATTTCAGATAGGGTTTTATCTTCATAATAATATTGACGAATTTGATCTCTTTGTTTATCTGTGATAATTGAAGAATCAAGTATCTGTTTTATAGTGTTGGATAAATTATTTTGGGTTTCTTTTTCTTGAACTATCAATGCAGGATTATTGTTTGATTTTTCAGGGATACTAGACACATAAGATGATTCATTTTTATCTAGACAAGACGAAACTTTTACATTACCTTTCTTTTGTTTTTGAGACACATATGTTTTGATAGCCCATATCGCACATTGATTTCTATAAGAATACTGTGTCTTTTTTTGTCCATTAAATCCTGATCTAGTATTATCCCATCTCCAATCAGCATACATTATAGCGGTTGCTACATCTGCTATAGCGTCTTCGCTTTTTAACATCTCTACTGCTAAAGCCGGATAAATACTAGCTCCAAATTTTGCAATAGTTTTTTTAGCTAGGTCCATATATACAGACAGATCATCAAATTCCTTATTCATTTTGTCCTTTCAAAGTAAATTATAGTCTAATTATTTGGTCTTATCAGTCTTTGTTAATTTTTTCCATTGCTCTGGATCGGGCCTGTCTTTGTCTCCAGGCTTTGCTGGCTTATACTTTTTGCCCATTTTTTCTTTTTTCTTACGAATATTTTCCCATAGTCCAGGAAGATTCTTTGATGCTTCGGCCCCTTCAGTATCGGTTTCAGTTTCTCCGAACATGAGGAAATTGTGGATTGTGAGCATATAGTCTTCTGTTACTGCGATTTTACCCTGTAGCCAGCTTTCTGTCAATCCTTCTTTTACGGAAGGCTTTTCCATAGCATCTACTATGGCCTGAGCATGCATTGCTATAGATTTAATTGAGCCAAGGCTCATCTGATAGAAATCATATTTATATTCCATTAATTCCATTTCTGGGCTTTCATCTTCCATTTCTTCTACTTCAGTAAAATCACCGTCTTCACCTTTTGATTTTTTGTTTTTCGTTTTTTTGCCTTGTATTTCGTTTTCGTAATTTTCTCTTTCATTATCTCCAGGAAAATATGAATAATCAGTAATAGTTTTATTGGTTAATTGCGCATTGATATTATTTAGTATTTCATGAAAACGATTAAACATATTACACCTGTAAAGTTAAGAAATTATCTATACCCATTTGTTCAATTAATTTAAGATAGCCCTCATATAATTTTATACCATTCTCACTGCCTTGCAGTAATGGTATCATTATTTGAGCTGTTAGTTCATCTCCAACTAATCTGGAGGCAACAATTGTGGCTCTTTCTATAGAAGAAGCATTACGCACTCCATCTAAATTAAATTCTATAATAGATTTTATATCATGTCGTTGCCATGTTCTTGGAGAGATCACTAATGGCTGATAGTCAACATCAAAAAATTCTAATCTTTCTATATTAATTTTTGCATGATTATGCTCTTCTTCTGCATCTTCTTTTAAAATGGCAGCTATTTTTTTATATCCCCACCTTTCAAGATGTGCTGCTTGAGCGGTCAATTCCGTAGTTTGTTGCCAATGAATATTTAAAGACTGCTTAAGCAATTCGATAACATTTGAAGTTGTGTATCCTTCTACTTCTTGTGCTGTTGTATTCTCTGTTACTGTTGAATTAACAGCAATTTCCTGAGACTCAATAAGATGTTGTATTGATTGCATATTATTTCCTTATTAAATTTATTTTACCATGCCTTGCACGACCAATATCTTGCTTTCCATTTGGGGCCAGGATTATCACAATTATGTCTGGCTCTAAAACTTTTGCGTCTCTCAGGAATATTCTTTTTAATTTTCATATTAGGATCCCCAAAATTAACCTTCACAACGTTTCCTTTATCATTTTTGACGTATACACTAAACTTTTTTGGGCCATCTGGTGTTCTAAATGGCTTGTTTAACGTAACTTTTCGGCCGCTTTTTTCTGCTGCTATTAATTTGTCCTCTTCATCATATATTTCGTTTGCTTCAAGTTCTATTGTAAATTCATTCCATTCATCATCCCATGCACAATTTGAAGCTAAAAGATATAACTCTACATCATGAATTAAATCAGATTTAGTTTTTTCTCTCATTTGTGACATACAAATTGCCACTCTTTGAGCAGAATCTGGGTACTCTTTTTTCATTGTTTCGTTGCTCATGCATCTTGCAACAAATTTTTTCTTGTCTTCGTTTGGTTCTTTTTTTGGAATAGGCATATATTGTCTCCTAATCTTATATACACGCCAATAATTTATTAGCGCTATTTTCCCAAGTAAACTTTTGTACAGTTTCTTCATATCCCATATTTTTATTAATTTTATGACTGAAGACGTGTCTCATATAATGAATAATTTGATCTTTTTCATTAGATGATATTTTTGCCCATTCACCTTCACCAAAAAACCATTTGTTATCAATAGCAGATTCTTTATCAATAATATTAACTAAGTAAGAATTCTGTTCATTACAAAATTCTGTATGTCCAGAGTAATTGGTGGCAATCACTGGTTTATTCATAGCTATAGTTTCTAAAAGTTCTAAATTCCAACCCTCTGCTCTAGAGATATATATACCACAATCAGAATTACTAATGATATTGGCTACATCAAATTGGGTTTGTAGTCTATTAAATATTTTTATTTTAGACTGGAGCTTGCTGGTCATCACCATATCGTGCCAAAAATTAATTTCTTGTGGTGAAAGAAAAGGATTTTCAGTAACTAGCCATAATTCTACATTATCTGTTATATCAAATGCATTATTAAAACATTCTATTATAATATCATGACTTTTACGTATCTCCCATTTTCCAATATTCAAAAAGACATAATTAGAAGAATTATATTCTCGTTTATATTTAGTAGGATTAAATATTGTAGTGTCTACCCCTAATGGAACAACTGATGTAGGTATTTTAATCCCATTGTTCTTTATAACATCCACTGCCCAACTAGAGCATACTGCTAGGTGGTCGGTTGTGTTTAAATGATTGATTTCATTTGGTTTTAATTTATCTAGTTCAAAAATAGGAAATCCTACATACTTCCCTTTACCTATTCTAGAGGCTAAATCAAACTGATGCCATAATTTAATACAGGGAGCAGTGTGGTCGATCTCTTTGTTAAGTAAAGGATATATTATATCATAATCTTCTTTAGTTTCAACATTTATTGATTGGCTGATACTAAATAAATTAATATCTGCTTTTTTAATCAATTCTTTAACTAAGTTTATCGCTGTGACACCATATCCTGTGCCACAAATAGGAGCATTGAAATTAATTTTTTTCATATAATTTATTGTGTGTATTGTTGACTTGTATAAATGTTGTTTTTTTACCGAAATCTTTAATTTTATTAGCACCAATGTATGTGCATGCGCTTCTTAAGCCACCACAGATATCTTGGATAATATCTTCTGCTAGTCCTTTATATGAGACTGTAACACATTTGCCTTCTGCTGTTCTGTATTTTGCTACTCCATTATGGTGTTTATTCATCGCATTTTCACTACTCATGCCATAATATTGCAATGAGACTTTTCTTTTTTCGCATTCAAATTTATGTTCTGGATCTAACGGTTGCCAAAATCCCATACTTGTAAGATATTCATATTTCCATTCTCCTTCACACTCATCAGCACCAGCAAACATACTGCCTAGCATTACAAAGTCAGTATTACCACCAAATGCTTTGCATATATCTCCGACTACTTTACATCCTCCATCAGAACAAATATGTCCACCAAGACCATGAGCAGCATCAGCACACTCCATTACAGCACTCAACTGAGGGTATCCAACACCCGTTTTTAAACGAGTGGTACATACGCTGCCAGAACCTATACCAACCTTGACTATATCAACCTGACCATGAATAATAAGTTCTTCTGTCATTTCTGGAGTTACAACATTGCCTGCCATAATAATTGATTCAGGAAATAATTTTCGTAATTTATGTGCTATTTTCACAAAATGTTCGGTATATCCGTTTGCTACATCAAGACAAATATTTGGAGATTTTTTATTTTTAACATATAAAGCTTCTGTTATATGAGTAAATTTATTTAGATCTTTTTCGGATGTTCCTAGAGAATAAAAAGTTCTTTCTGTAATGCCGTTTAGTTCATTGGTATAAAAATTAATTATATCGGTAGTAATATAATGTTTATGTAAACATACCATGGCCCCAGATTGACATAATGTTTTAGCCATTGCAAATGTTCCAACAGTATCCATATTAGCAACCATTATTGGAACAACAGATAGTTTACGAGGAGAATATTTAAATTTAAATTCTCTAGTAATATCAACTTCTGACCTACTATTCAACGTAGATCTTTTTGGACGAATGAGTACATCATCAAAATCTAATTTAGTTTCATTAATTATTTTTTGCATTGAAAAAATACCATCTATTAAAAGTTTTTATTTCTGAATAAATATTGATATGGTTGAGATAATCTCTAATTTCTAGCCATGATGAGAAAATCATTTGGTGAGGGATTGTTCCAAATAACCAATCTGGAGCTTGATTTTTACCCTGAACCATATGAACTATAATAGGTTTTTTTTGGCGATTTGCCCAAAAAATTTCTTCATATGTTCCGCATGGATGAATGTCTAAATCCAGATTAACTATTAAAAAATCACTAATATCCACCAGCCTTAGATCAACAGCCCTAATGGTTTTCATGAGACTAGATAATTTATCATATTCATTATTTAGTTTGTACAACTTTTTTAACTGTTGTACAGATTCATCCTCTTGACCTATGGTCGATGGTTTTTTTATAGGATTAAATACTATTATTCCTAGTGACTCTAAAAAAGGAGTAATATCATCTCTCCATCCGTTGCCTCTATCCGCAACGCGATCCATAGCCCCTGCTAGATAAACTCTTTGATTAAGTAATCTATTCATTGTCCAATAAAATATGTAAAAATATTAGTATCAACAGAAGATATCGGCCTGCCATGTTTTCTACAATATGCCATAGTTTTTATAGCATGTAGTATACCAAAAAATAAACATACCCAAAACATTATTCTAACATTCATTTGTATGACACCAAGTGCTTGTTTTCATTCTTTTCATAAATAAATACCGGAATATCTGTCCAAATATCTTCTATTAAATATTCTATAAAGTTCCAATTGCCTCCAGCTAATCCTGATCCAAATTTTGGAGCATAGATTTGTGATTTGATATCAGACTCATTTTTTATTTGATTAATGTAATCTCGAACTTTAACCATGCAAGATACCAGTGCCATATAATTAATTGGTCTTGGATTTTTGTTTCTATCTATTAGTTTATTTTGTGCTATCATATTAGCAATAATTATTTTAGATTGATTTTTATTATTGATTTTTGTAGTCACAAATTGAGTATATCCTAATTTAGCTTTATTTCCAAGCATATGAAAATTAGCTTTGACTGATGGATCGTAGTTTGTTAATGCTTGAGCAAATCCGGCACCAAAAGCATTAATATTATTACATACATGAGGTATGACGATATTTGTTTCAATTTTTGAGGTTTTAATTGCTGACTCAGCAACACTAAAAATATTTTGGTTTTTTATATATATAATATTATTCATATAACTTCTTTCCATTTGTCTATAGGACATTTTTGATCCGCCCATGCCAATTTATTCATAAATATTTTTTTTGTACTTATATTACAACCGCAGACCATGCACTGTCTAGAGTTTGCGTCGTAATATTCACAACTATTACATATACTAAATCTATAATTGATTTGATCTTGAGAGCTTTTAGGAAATCCAGAATAAATGTGAAATAGCAGAGATTTAGAAAAAGTAACAATACGACTAAACAGTCTTATTATTTTCTGGCTTAATATTGTAGATGTTATTTTCATTATCAAGCCTATACAGATTAACTGTTTCTATTATTGTATTTGATGGTAGCCATCTAGGTTGTCCATTATCAATTGAAATACAAAGAGCTTTTCCTTTATTGTCAAAATCTGTAGTTAAAACAAATATTTCTTTGTTAAGCTCAAAGATATCTCCAAAACTAATTTCTTCAATATATTTCATTTATAATAATCTTCTATTTCATCCTCATAGTCTTGTTCTATTATTGAACGTCTTTTTTGCTTAAATTGATTTTTAATTTTTGAATATGAAAAGTCTTCATACTCATGAGTTCGCTTTTTATTTTCGGTTTTTCTGTCTGTAAACTTTTTTCGTCTGTAATCTTTTCTGTCGTTGTCGTTTGACATCGCTTATGCTCCTAACTGCACTGTATGATATCTGGTTTGGCGGGCTTTGTCAAGACCCACAGGGTAAAAAATTTTAACTTGACGACCATCAGTTTTGTACATATTAATTATGCAGAGGGTGTTGTTAATTCTTGTTCTTCATATCTTCTATCCAGTCTAAGAACAACACTATTCTTGTGTGTCCAGATTGATCTTCATAGGATCCATCAGAGTTCCCATCAAGTCCTATGCAACAAGAGTTGATTCCTATTAGCTCATCCTCTAGAAATAGTCCACCACCACTATCTCCTCCAGAAATGATATATTCATATTTTGTTGGATTTTCTTTACTCATAGAACATATGTATAGATGATCTTCTATAGAGTCTATTTTATTAGATCCTGCTCTTATTTTCATATCTAATTTTTCTAAATCTGGCTTATTCGCAGATTTTATGGTTCCATATCCACAGATAATTACTTCTTTTCCTTCTAATTTATCGTCTTTACAAAGTTTTGGATATTTATCTAGATTAAATTTTTTATTAAATTTCACTAATCCTATGTCATAAGATCCTTTGTCATAGTCAAAATCTTTATGTGGAATAATTTTGGTAGACTCATATCTCTGTCCATCTTTATTTATAATAACCTTAGAAGAGTTTACTATTCCATGAGCAGCGGTCAATATCCAATTTTCATCTATTATTACTCCACTACCTATAGCAATTACTTCATTACCCAGATCAATATCCAGCTGTACAACATTTTTATATTTATTACCTAACTCTAAATATTTTGAATCATCAACATTTTCATGAATTGATCCTGCAAGGGCCAGATTTGCCCAGAAAACCACCATAAGTAAGACTACCTGTATCATTTCACACCCCTGACGAGTCTTGATCTAATGGTGTATTCTTATATAAAGACCTCAAAATCATTATTTAATACACCAATTATGTCTAGAAAAAATCTATTACAATTAAGACGAGGAAATTTTTCTGATTGGTCTATTTCCAATCCAATTTTGGCTAGTGGCGAACCAGGTGTTGATATACAATCTAATATTCTAAAAATTGGTGATGGAGTTAGTCCTTGGAGTGATTTGCACCAAATTGGTGGAGAAAATTTATATTATGTTAAAAATGGTCAAGGATCAGTTATTAGGGCCGGACAATGTGTTTATGCTAAAGGAGCTGTTGGAAATAGCAATTCTATAGAAGTTGGTTTGTTTATAGGTAATGGAACAATTCCTGAATATTCTGTTATGGGTTTGGCAAAAACAGATATTGGAATTGGAGAATTTGGTTATGTATCAGCATTTGGAACCATATCTAGTATCGACACTTATCCAAATGGAAATGTAACAAATCTTGCTGATGCTGGAGAATATTGGGAAGAAGGAACTATTCTTTATGCTAGCCCAACTACTGCTGGTAAATTAACCTCAAACAGACCAGCTCACGACACTATATTAGCTATTGTTTTAAAAAGAAATAATAATGGAAAATTATTTGTTAGACCAAGTTGGAATCCTCATCTTGATGATTTACACGATGTTGCTGTGTCTGGAGCAATCAATGGTCAATTTTTACAATATAATTCATTATCCGGATTATGGTTACCAAGCAATACTGGCAACTTTACATTTTTATCAGTTAATAATATTCCTGTAAGTATTAGCGGACATACTCATTCTATGTCTGATATAATTGGTTTAACAGGAATAACTGTTAGTAATGTTGTTTATACAACTGGCAATCAAAGTGTTAGTGGACAAAAAACATTTTATGATCCATTAAATATATATAATTCATTATCTGTATATAATCTTGCAAACTCATTTATTGTTGATCAAGATGGCTTTGTTAAGATTTTTAGCAATGGCTACAGTCTAGATACTGAAGATGGAAGTGTTCAAAATTTTACTATTAGAAATGGATCAATTGATGATACTCCAATAGGGCTGTTTATTCCTCAAGATGGAAACTTTAAAACATTAACTGTTAATAGTAGTGGAGTAAGCATCACTGGACATTCTCATGCTTCATCTGACATTACAAATTTTAATAGCTCTGTATCTGGATTATTGCCATTGGTTAGTGGAACAGGTTTCATACAAAGTATTTTTGAAAACAATATTTATAAAATAGGAGTTACGGGACTACAATTAACCGGTAGTTATGTTTCATTAACTGGTGCTGAAAGGATTAGTGGTACTAAGACTTTTAATAATAATGTGATAGTTACAGGACAGTTTTCTGCTACTAGTGGCTACTTCAAAGATTATTTATCTCTTAATGGGACTGGAGTAAGCATCACTGGTCATACTCATCAAATTCATGAAATAAACAATCTACAGTCAACTCTAAATAATAAACAACCTACTGGATTGTATGTTTCTTTAACTGGTATTGAAAACATTAGTGGCGTTAAAACATTTATTGATAATATAATTGCTACTGGTATCTTACAATCTCCAACAGGAATTTTTTATAAAGTTATTTCTAACGGAGATTTTGAACTCAATGGTTCAATGAATATAAATGCGGCTGCTTCCATTCTTGCTAGCGGCCCAATTACTTTTGTAGGCAATCCTTATATTGTAAGTGGTGTTGGATATTTTACTAGTGGCCTTTTTGTTGGTTCAACTGGTAATGCTACTCCAGTTTCATTAAGTGGTCATCGTCAATCATACTCTACTATAGATAATTTTTGTACTGGAGTTGCTGAATGTGTGAATACTCCTCTTCTTGCTGGTACTGGGATAATTCTTTCTTTTGTTAGCGGTACTGGTTTATTTATACATTTTAGCGGCACATCTAATTATGTTTCTAATACCGGGAATGAAACAGTTTCTGGCGTCAAGACCTTTGCTCAACAAATTATTGCTACTGGTGGGCTATCATCAGTAAGTGGCTATTTTAAAGATTATTTAAGTTTGAACGGAACAGGAGTTTCGATAACAGGACATTCTCATCAGATATACGAAATTACTAATTTACAAAATAATTTAAATAATAAGCAACCAACTGGACTTTATGTTTCGTTAACAGGAATTGAGAATATAAGCGGAACAAAAACATTTCTTAATAATGTAATTGTTACCGGACAATTTTCTTCAGTTAGTGGCTATTTTAGAAATTATTTATCTCTTAATGGAACTGGCGTTAGTATTACCGGACATACTCATGAAATTTACCAAATAACTAATCTACAAACGTCACTAAATAATAAACAACCCACAGGATTATATGTTTCGTTAAGTGGAGCCGAAAGCATCAGTGGTACAAAGACTTTTAATAATAACGTTATTGTGACAGGGCAATTTTCGTCTACGAGCGGTTATTTTAAAGACTATTTATCTCTTAATGGAACAGGTGTGAGCATAACTGGTCATACTCATCAGATCTATCAGATAACTAATCTTCAAAGTAGTTTGGACAATAAACAACCAACTGGAGTTTATGTGTCTCTTACTGGTATTGAGAATATTTCTGGTACGAAAACATTTTTAAATAATGTAGTTGTTACTGGTCAATTTTCATCGGTTAGTGGATATTTCAAAGACTATTTAGCATTAAATGGAACTGGTGTTTCAATCACTGGACACACCCATCAAATTTATCAAATTACAAATCTACAATCGTCGCTAGATAACAAACAACCAACAGGTTTATATGTCTCATTAACTGGAATTGAAAGTATCAGTGGAACCAAAACTTTTAATAACAATGTTATAGTTACAGGACAATTTTCAGCAACCAGTGGATACTTTAAAGATTATCTAAGAGTTAATGGTACTGGTGTTAGCATCAGTGGTCACACACATTCTTCTTCAGACATTACAAACTTTAATGCTAGTGTTAGTGGATTATTGCCAACTGCTTTGGTTTATACGACCGGAAATCAAACTATTAATGGTATTAAAACTTTTAATGATACAGTTTATGCTAAAACCAATCTAACAGTAGGAATTGATTCCAGTGCATCTTATACTAATGGTGAGGTTTTCAATATTGCTCATACTGATAGCACCAACCTTGTTACAATTAACAATGGTACAACTTTTTCTACTAGTCATGTATATCTAAATGCAATAACTCAGTTTAATACTCCATCGTTTGGATCTACCCCGCTTATCATTAATCCAACAGGATATTTAAATACTGGAGCTATTACTCAAGGATATTGGCGTGGATCAAATATAGAAGTTGATAAAGGAGGTACTGGCAGATCATCGTATAGTAATGGTCAATTACTGATAGGTAGTGGAACATCATTAGTTGCTAATACTCTAACTGCTGGATCAGGAATTAGTATTACTAATGGTAGTGGTACTATAACTATCAATACTATTGGATTACAATCATCTTTAATTGATCCTATTACTGGTACTGGAACGAATAACTATTTATCAAAATGGACTAGTAATAGTGGTCTTGGTAATAGTTTAATTTATGACAATGGAACCAATGTTGGAATAGGAACAGACAGTCCAGCCGCATCTTTACATTTGATTGGTACTGGTATTGTTGGTGGCGATTTGAGTGTTAGTGGATATTTATTCGCTTCTACAATAAGTGGAACTGATCCAGTAACTATATCTTCATCTACTGCTGGTATGATAATCAATGACCTCACCATTTTCTTGCAAAATGATACTCAGGTAGCTGGATATTTAAGACTAGATAATGAAACACCTGATACAATTGCTGTATTTGATACTGATAAAAACATAGTATCACTAATTTCTCCAACATTAACAGAATTAAGTTATATAAGTGGCACTAGTAGTAATATTCAAACCCAATTAGATGCTAAACAGGCCACACTGATTAATCCTGTAACTGGAACAGGAATTGCTAATCATATTCCTTATTGGAGTAGTAGTAGTGGTTTATTAGCAGATAGTAATCAATTGATTTGGGATAGTACTAATAATAGGTTAGGAATAGGAATACAGAGTCCAACATCTCAACTTCATGTTGTTGGTGGTGGATTATTTAGTGGAGATATTACGGCGAGTGGTTCTTTTATTGGTGGATCTGGCACCGCCCTATTGCCATCTTTCGAATTTATTAATGATCCTGATACTGGATTGTTTTCTCCAGCAGCAAATACATTTAGTATTAGTACTAGTGGAGTTGAAAGATTAAGAATTAATAATATTGGAAATATTGGTATAGGAACAATAAGTCCAAGCGGTCAGTTGCATGTTATTGGAACAGGAATTTTTAGTGGTAGATTAGGAATAGGAATTAGTGGTTTCCCAATTTGGATATCCCAAGCAGCAACACCTCATACTTTTGTTCACATTAGTGGCGCTAGCGGCCTTTTCCCTGATGTTAATGAAAGAGCTTTTGGTTCTTTGTTAAGATTAAATAGTGGAGGTAGCACCAATAATCCAAGAATAGATTTTAGAATTGGTGGTCCTGGAAATTATGATAATGAATTTTTTATATGCAGAAATGGTGCTGATGTTATTGGTATAGATACTTTTAGTAAAATGTTTTTGCCAAACGGCTTTAGCATATTAAATCCAACTAATAACGGAGAAGGTGCTAATGCTTCGATGCGATCCTATAATGATGCCGCTAGTTGGATAACTTTGGATAATAATACTAGATCAATGATTATAGGATATAGAGGTAAAGGTGCTGGAGATCAGTATATAAACACAGCAGCTTCCGGTAGATTAAAAATTTATAATTATTACTCAGAAGTTGCTACTTTCGACAACAGAGGAAGATTTGGAGTAGGATTTTCTGCACCTAGCGGCC